CCGTATGATCCATCCGGCATCTGCCTAAAAGACATGGCTTATGCTCCGAAGTCGAGTAGCGAGACGAGGTCAACGTCGGCGACCGCGCCGATGATGGTAAGCCCGGATTCGAGCATTTCGCCAACGCGCGCAGCGGTGGCCGTCTTTTGCTCCTCGGTCATGGTGGTGTTCGCGTAGGTGTTCGTCAGAGCTTGCACCACATCGCGGTACAGGTTCGCCGCAGACGCGCTCGACTGGATCAGGTTCTTGTACTGGCCCTCGAGATCGACAATCGTCGTGGCTTGGTCGCCCTTCAACTCCTGCAACACCAGCGCCATATCGTTCTGAGCGGTCTGCAACGCCATCGAGGCGGCGAACCGTTCCTGAATCAGCCCGCGCTCAATCTCCGCTTGCGCCGGGAGGATCTGGCCGGTCTGAAGATCCGCCTCAACTTGCGCCATTTCCGAGTTCAGGTCGGCCTGGGTCTGCATCGTGGCGAGCTGGTTGTCTTGTTGAATGCCCAAGATCCTCTCCTGCTGCGCGTACTGCGCGGGCAGGAGTTGCCCGGTCTGAAGGTCGGCCTCGAGTTGTTGGCGCTGCTGCGCGAAGTCGTTTTGCAGCGTCGTAAGGGCCGTCTGGTGCTGCTGCTCGAACTCCATCGTCCCAAGGGTCTGCGCGTAGGCTTGCGCGGAAAGCTCCTTCTGGAACGTGAACTGCTCGCCAGCCAACGCACTTTGCTGGTCGAACTGCTGCTTGAGCAGTTCCTTTTGCTGCGCATGCTCGGCAGGCATGATTTGCCCGGTCTGCAAATCGACGTCCAACTGCATCATCTGCGCGCTGATGTCGGCTTGCGCCGTCATCGCGGCGAGGCGGTCGGTCTGCTCCTGTTGGAGGATGGCCTGTTTCGCCGCCAACTCGGCGGGCATGATCTGCCCGGTTTCCAAGTTCGCCGCGAGCTGCGCCATGCCTTCAGCGAAGTCGTTTTGCAGCGTCGCCATCGCTCTCTGGTGGACTTGCTGGAAATCCATCGTTCCGAGCGTTTGCTCGTAGGTCTGCGTGGACAACTCGCTTTGCTGCTCGAATTCCTGCTCGAGCAGCGCCTTCTTCTGCTCGTACTCGGCTGGCATGATCTGACCAGTGCGCAAGTCGGCGTCGAGTTGCGCCATGTCCTTGTTGAAGGTGTCTTGCAGAGTGAGGAGCTCCGCCTGGATCTCACCACCAACCCTCTGGCTCTCGATCGCGTTCAGTGCGGCCGCGTTCGTGCGCGACTTCTCGTTCTCGGCCGTGGCATCGAAGCGCCTGGCGACGTTCTCCTCCCCCTGATTGACAAGCCGTTGCTGCGAGTACGTGCTGGCGTCCTGCTGGGCTATGGGCAGCCCGGCGTCGATCGCCGCGGCTTCCCCGGCAGATGCAGCCATCGTGCTGTTGAGCAGCCCGCGCTTGTTCGCGAACTCCTTTGCGCTCGTCCTCGCGCGCGTGATGTACGGGCTGTTCTTGTTGAGAAGTGTGTCCAACTGACCGGCGACCGTGTCGGTTTCCTGATTGACGGTCCCGATGTCGGTTTCGTACCCCGTGCTTTCCACGGTCGCAACCGTCCCGGCGTCGAGTTCATCCGTGACACCCGTGCGGTCCCGAACGTCTTCAATCAGGCCTTCTGGCATTCACTTCCCCTTCATTCGTCGGTGATAAACGGCCCGAGGTCGGCGAGGTCATTCGCCGAAAACGTCATCTTTCGATGCTCGGGCGTACCGTCCGCGTCCCCGAACATATCGAGAGGCAGCGGGTTGTAGTCGATCTCCACGACCTCTTTATTGAGTTCGCGAAGCTCCTTGTTCAGGTTATTCATTGCCACGCGATGCTCTTCAAGACGCGCCTTCCACGGCTCGTCCTCCTCGCCCGTGTTGCGCTCGAGCGGGGGAATCATCATCCCGCCATCTGTCGATTGCCCGCCGAGGCCCTCGAAGAACTTGAGCTGCGTCTCCTCGAACGCCGCGACGATAGGCTTCAACTTCCCCAGCAAGCGACTGATGCGCCAGGCTGGTTTTTGCGGGAGCTTCTGCGCGCCCATGCTGCGCAGTGCTGTAAAGGCCAAGCGGACTTGCTCAACGGTTGCTTCAATCACGAAACCTCTCCTTGTGTTCTGGATCGTCTGGGTTCGCAGCCGGGATATAAACGAACGTCATGTCGTACTCCTTATGAAACTGTGCCTAGTGTTATAGGAACCCAAAGTAGGTGATGACGATGATGCCCTGGGCGCCGTTGCCGCCGAAGGTGTTTGTTCCCGCCCCGCCGCCGCCGCCATAAAGAGCACCCGCCCTGCCTGGCGCGCTCCCGCTTGCCGCACCACCACCGCCTCCGCCGCCCGATCCATGAGTGGCCTCATCGAAATCAATCCCAGCCCCACCGTTCGCGGCGGGCGCAGCCCCGCCGGACATGAGCGCGCCACCACCACCCCCGCCGCCGGTAGTTCCGGCGGTCGCAGCTATCGGGCCAGCCCCCCCTGTGCCTCCAGTGCCGCCGCCCCCGCCGCCAGTTCTGGCGCCGCCATTGCCGCCGTGCGGTGGATTTGAGGGGTTGCCAGCTGCGCCGGCCGCACCGCCCCCGTTTCCGCCGCCCCCGCCGCCGGCGTAGTAGAGATTTGGTCCAGCGGTGTTGCCAGTGCCGCCCGCTCCGCCGTTGCCATTTGGGCCACCAGCACCACCACCACCACCGAAACCGGCCAATGTGAGGGTGGGTGGGGGTGGCCCAAAGTTGGTGTTTCCACCATTCCCGCCGCTGTACTTGGTGTCTCCAACCCCCGATGCTGCCTGGCCGCCGGTTGGGAACGTGCCGCCCTTTGCTACGATTGCGGAACTGTTGAAGGTGGTATCTCCGCCGACGCCAGAAGTTCCCCCGGCCCCGATCGCGTAGGGAATGCTGGCGCCTGGCGTCAGCGTGAGATTGGCCGATTTGGAATAGCCCCCGCCCCCGCCGGCATAATTGATACCAACGGCCACTCCTTGAGTAGATCCCCCGCCGATGCACTCGACCTTGTTGTTGGCGCTGTTCCAGTCTGCCGGCACGGTCCACGAGGTGCCGGAGGTGAGATAGACGTAGGTTGGGGTCGTGGACACTACGCGGCCCTTGCCACCGAACAGGACTTGCTGTGGTGCGCCCATCAGGTGAGCCCTGTGCCGCTGATGATCCACGTCGTCGTGGTCATCTTCACCGCCGTCGCAACACCATGCGCGGCAAGCGTTCTGCTTCCAGTGGTTCCCGCGCCAGCCAGATACATCGTGTCGGTCGTGATCGCGATGGTAATGACGCCGGCGGAGATCTGGTTGATGAACGTGATCGCGGTCCCGATCGGGAAGGCCACGCTCGCATTCGCGGGTATCGTCCAGATGCGCGCGGTCGTGTCGGCCGAGGGGTGGAAAATATGCTTGCCGGAATCAGCAAGGACAAGCTCGTAGGCCGCGCTCTTGCTGTTCTGCGGGATTTCCAAGAAGCCCACGCTGTTCGTGCCGTCTGCCGTGCAGCTCGACAGATTGCCGCCAGAATTCCAAGTGCCCGTTGTAATGGTCCCGACCGTGACCAAGTTTGAGCAAGTCGTGATCGACGATTGCGTCGCGTTTGTCACAGTCGCGGCCGAGCCCGAGGCGTCGCCCGTAAGGGCTCCAACGAACGTCGTCGCGGTGAGCGCGTTGGAACTCGCGTTGTAGGTCAGTCCCGCGTCGGAGCGCGCGCCCTGAGTGCCTGTCTGGCCGGTCGCGAGCAGGACCCATGTCGAGGTATCCGCGGCGGCATCGGTGACACCGACGTTCGTCGCATTTGTCGCATTCGTCGCCGTCGTGGCGGTTGTCGCGTTACCAGATAGCGCGCCGACAAACGTCGTCGTACTAAGCGCATTTGAGCTTGAGTTGTAGGTCAGACCGGCATCGGTTCTCGGTGATTCGCTTCCGGTCTGATTGATCGCCACCAAGGGCCAGGTCGTCGTGTCCGCCCCCGCATCGCTGACCGTAACCGTCCCGGCGTTGCCGCTGACGCTCGTCTGATCCCCGGTGTTGGAGCCGGTCGCCGTGCCGCCGCCGGTTGCAATAGTGCCGTCCGAGAGCGCCGTATTCAGTTGCGCTACCGTGAAGGACCCGAGAATCGCCGCGTTGCCGGTCGATGTGACGTGGCCGGTGAGGTTAGCGTTGGTCGTGACGTTGCCTGCGGTCAGGCTCGCCGCCGTACCGCTGATGTTCGTGCCAACAAGGGAGGTCGGTGTTCCCGCAGCACCGTTAAACGTGATGAACGCGCCACCAATACCGACATTAACCGCGAGCGCCGCTGCAACCCCGGTCCCAAGACCAGATACGCCGCTCGAGATCGGCAAGCCCGTGCAGCTCGTCAGCACACCGCTCTGAGGCGTACCGAGGGCGGGCGTAACAAGCGCGGGATTCGTCGCGCGCACGGGGGCGCCCGTGCCCGTCGCCGTGGTCCAAATCGGGAGCGCCGCGCCGCCGCCGACGAGGATCTGAGCCGTTGTTCCTTGCGCGAGAGATTGCTGCACCCCGGCTGCGGTTGTTCCGGTAGCCACCAGAGCGAAGGCTGTGGTCCCGGTCACTCGACCCGTGCCACCGTTCGCAATCGCGAGCGTCCCGGCAATGGTGATCGTGCCGGAGGCGGTGACTGGACCGCCGGACGTCGTCAGGCCGGTGGTCCCGCCAGACACGTCGATCGACGTGACCGTTCCCGATCCCGGTAGGTTTTGGAATGTAGGTAGAGCCCCCGCCCCATTCGATGTCAGAACCTCGCCAGAAAGCCCAAGACCCGCAATCGACTGTTGCGCACCAGTGCCGGTTGTTCCACCGCAAAGCACGGCGTAGGCCGTGTGCGATGCCCGACCTGTTCCGCCGTTTGCAACAACCGCCGTGCCAGTGATGTTCGACGCAGTGCCAGAGATATTGCCGCTGACGTTCGCCCCGGTAATGCTCGTCAGGTTCGCACCAGATACAGCACCGAAGAGGCCGCTCCATGTGCCGCTGGTGATCGTTCCTACGCTGGTCAGCGACGAAGTAACCACGGTCGCATTCAGCGCCGCGCCAGTAAGTGTTCCGGCCGCCGCCGTGACCGTGATGTTCGCGGTGCCGTTGAAGCTGACTCCGTTGATGTCGCGCGCCGTCTCTAGTGCTGTCGCCGTTCCGGCGTTCCCGCTGACCGTCGTTTGATCGCCCGTGTTGGTGCCGGTGATCGAGGCGTTGCCCGTCATGGTGAACGTGCGACTCGCATCGCCCAGCGTCACTGTCAGCGTCTTGTCGCTGACCGTCAGGTTCTCGGTGTTGGCGATCTTGAGATCGAACGCGCCAGTTCCAGTAGAGCGGACCCCGAGCGAGGTCAGCGCGTTGTGCTGCCCGCCCGTGATCGTCGGGGCCGCACTCATTACGAACGTCGTGCCGGTCCCTGTTTGCGAGGCAATCGAGGTTGCGTTTCCAGAACTGGTGATCGGGCCGGTCAGATTGGCGTTGGTGGTGACATTCCCGGCCGTCAGGTTGGCGGCCGTTCCGCTGATATTCGTGCCAACCAATGTCGTCGGAGTACCGAGGTCCGGCGACGTGAGCGCCGGCGATCCCGCGCGCACCGGAGACCCGGTCCCAGTTGCCGTTGTCCAGACTGGAAGTGCCGCCCCGCCCCCCACAAGGATTTGGGCCGTGGTGCCCTGCGTGAGCGTTTGCTGGACTCCGGCGGCGGTAGTGCCGGTGGCGACCAAGGAATACGCTGTGGTGCCCGTGATGCGCCCCGTGCCGCCGTTGGCGATAGGTAGCGTTCCAACAACCCCCGTGGTCAAGGGGAGCCCTGCGCAGCTCGTCAGCGTTCCACTTTGGGGCGTACCGAGAGCCGGGGTCACCAAAACTGGGTTGGTCGCAAAAACCAGAGCCCCGGTTCCGGTCTCGCCCGTGACAGCGGTAGCCAGGTTTGCGCTAGATGGCGTGGCAAGGAAGGCCGCAACCCCTGACCCCAAGCCGCTGATTCCGGTGCTGACTGGCAAACTCGTCGCGTTCGTCAGGTCGATCGAGCTCGGAACACCTAGATTGGGGGTGGTCAGGGCCGGAGAAACCGCCCTGACCGGCGCACCAGTTCCAGTCGCCGTCGTCCAGACAGCGGATAAAGTTGCTCCGCCGCCGACAAGGATCTGCCCTGTCGTCCCGGTCGAGAAGAAATCGAACGCAAGTTCGATCGCCGAAAACTCGGCGCGCTGAACCGCCGACGAACCGGAGGAGCCTGTAGCTGGCGACCCTGTCGGGGTGTAGTAAGCGTTTGACATTAACGCATAAGCCTCCGGGGCGTGTAGGTGAGGGTGACGCCGCTAAATCTGATCGGGAAGAAATAGTCTCCGCTCGTCGCGAGCTTCAGACTGATGTTTTCCCCGGTTCCATCAAGGCTTGCCTCTTCGGGGGTCAGAGTCACGCCGTCCCATATAAATGCGTCCCAAGTGAACGTGTCCCAGTTCAGCGCCGCAAGATTGACTTGCTTGGTGACCGAGCCCGGCTGGGAAATGAGCGTGGTCGAATAGTCGATGTCATAAGAGAAGCTGAACTCCGTGTAGCCGAAACCACGAACCTCGAAAGAAGCATGGCGAAATCTGTTCCGCATCCTCTGCCCGCCGGGGAAGTTGAACGCGATGAAGATATACGCTTCGATCGCATCGCCATCAAACGAGGTTCCCTTCTCCTGCTGGTAGACCATGCCGGTCGAGCTACCGAAAAACGCCGCTTGCGAGCCGTCCGTCATTTCCCCGTGGGAAACACACGTCGCCGGGTCATTGAACAGCGCCGGCATCATGCCGCGCAGCTTTCCATTCGAGATCGTCACAATCAGCACATACCCCGTGCTGAAGAAAATCCGATACTGGTTCTTGTCCCGAATCAAGCATGACCCCACCACCAGCGATCTTTGTGCGTTAATAAAGCTCTTGATGCGCTGGCTGATCGACGCGCTCGCGAAGTTGCCGAAGGTCTGCGCCGTCTGCATCATCGTGACCCCGATGTCATCGAGAAACAGGGTCTTCTCCATCTTCTGCAACGTGTACTCGAACGCACCAAGGTCTTCGGTGTAGGTGACGAGGTTCCAGTCGGAAGTGCCGGAGCCGTAAAGGATCGAGACTTTGTTCTTGGTCGTGATCTGAAGCGAACCACCCAGTTCCGAGCCAGGCTGCGACATGAAGCCGGAAACAAGGTCGCCCATCGCAAGCTCACCGGCCCCGAAAATAGCAGACCACACGTAAGGATCCCCGATGGCGCTGTGCTGTACCGAGCTGATGAACGACAGGAACAGGTAGTTCTTGTGGAAGTGAATATGCTCCGGGGTGTCCGTGGTCATCCCGGTGTCGATCGGCACGTACACCGTGCCGTCGAACTCAAAGGCCCGGTTCACTCCATCGCAGCCGTACATGCGCTGCGTGTTGATGCCCCCGCCAAAGTTGGCGTTTACGAACTCGTACCGCCCGCCAGCAGCGAGCGTCAGAGCGGTTTCTGCGCCAGTGAGCGTGAGCGTTCCGGCCCCGGTCGTGGTCGCCGCGCCGGAAGCGTATGGCCCGGAAGTCACCGCCCCGATAATCAGCTTCCCGGCCGCGTCAGACGTGGCAAGCGAGCCCGAAGTGATGACAACCCGCAGGATCGTGGCTGTCGTCCCCGTTTGGGTAAGCGTGTCGCCCTCGTCAATGTCTCCGGCGCCAACGGTGAACAAAATCTCATTGTTCAGGGCAACGGCAACCCAGCCGGCAGACGTTGACTTGTGCATCACCGCCGCGGTCGCGCCGGCATTGTTCCTGAAGGCGTAGACCACGTTACCGTGGAGCCAAACCCCCAAGATATTTCCAGATCCCGGGACGATTGCGATGTCTGTGCGGTATTCGTCGGAGGCCAGGTTGAAATACTGAGCATCGAGGATCGGCGTCGGCGCACCACCAACCACCGGAGCGGCCGTCGTTGTAGCCTCTGGTGAAGCAGAGACATTCAGCGTCTCGGAAGCGTTGAAGATGCCCGTGACCTTCGTGAGTACGAGATAGGCGTCGGCAGCACCCAGCGCGATGACAACCCCGGTTGCGGCGGACGTTACCCCCACCACCGTATCGCCAACAATCACCGAGCCGGTGATGGTTACCTCAAGCGTCGTATAAATCGCATCCGACGGCTTTAGCTGTCCATCAAAGCGTTCGTATCCCTCGATGCGCGAATAGCCGCCGTTGATGTCTGGCTCGAAGTTCTGCGCTTCGTAACAAAATCCACTTCCGGGGTGATCGGCGACGGAATTTAGGCGAAGCGGCGGAGTCTCGGTGTCGAGGCCACCGTCGAAGTTGATGAACTCACGCCGCACCTGCGGCATGGCGACTTCTTGCCCGAGAGCGCGTCTCATGCCAGCGGTCCTGCAATCGTCAACTCTGGAAGCTGATTCTGCTCGAGCTGTCGCATCAGCCGCATACCTTGCTTCCTCGACCTCGCAAGCGCCTCCGGCGCCGCCTCGTAGTAGCCGTAATGCTCCATCGCGTAGTGCCAGATAAGATCATGGAACTGCGTCGGGCATTCGGGAACATCTGCATCAGCCGCGAGGATCTGCGCGCCGCGCTGGAATTCTCCCGTGATGGTGTAAATGTCGTCTGGATTCGAGCCAAGAAGAAGCCGATCCTGATGGTCGACGGCGATGTACCCCGGCTTTTTGTTGGTCTGCACACCGATCTTGTAGACGCGCCTGAACGACTCGAGATCATCATAGTTCAACCAGTATTGCCCCGCGAGCCCGCCAGAGGTCAGGTAGCTCTTCGGCGGGTCGAATTCGTCATTCACCCACCAATGACTGAATCGCGTGATAACCCCGGTCTGATCGACGTCCGTCACCACGCCGTAGGCATAGGTGTCCGTGCCGGCGGCGGTGTCGAACGTAAACGCCCTGCGCATCCAGCGCCAGTTGAAGTGACGGTTCTGAATGTCTATCCATGCCGAGCGCACCCAATCGACGACGCGCTGCATTTCCCCGGTCTGCGTCGTTACGTCGGTGGGGCCGGCGGAGGACGATGTAATGCCCGACTCTTGTCGGAGTCGCTTTGCAAGTTGTAAGAAGGTACTCATGCTCGCTCCTTCAACGCCCGTAGAAGCGAGTCCGCTTCCTCTGTGGACATCGCCATAATCCGCTGGTTTACGGCCGCCGCTTTAACGCGCCGCGAGATTTCCCTGACGATCTGGTTTCTCTCGTCGCTGAAAGCCGCGTACTCGACGGCCTTAATCTTGATCTGCGAGAGCGTCGCATCACGCTCGGCCTGGGTCATTTGAGAGCCCTCTTCCAGAACCTTTATCCGTGCTTGCAGCGCCGCGATCCGGCGCATCGAACTTGCTGCATGGACCTTCCGGGGGTCGCTTTCAGTGACCACGGGCGGCGCCGGGGGCTCGATTGTTAGATGAAGGCCGCGCAGCTCCGACATCAACTGCGCGGCCAGCGGTGCTAAAAAGTGGAACCGATCCTCGAGTTCCACTATTGTCTTATTTCGCATCGGCATTACGCTTCCGATAGAACACCCTTGAGCCAGTCCTTGCCGCGAGGGTTCGCATCATTGACCACCGTGAACGGAAACTTGTTCGCAGTATGCGGGATTTGCTTAAAGCCCATCCGGTTCGGGAGTTCCTTCTGCGAAAACGTCGTGCGCTTCGCGCGCGCCAGAACCTCGACGAACTTGCGCTTCACGGTCTGCTCTTTGCCGCGCAAGAAATACTGCGAGATCCCGTCATTCCAAACTGCGGGAATGGGGTCATCGAGCGGGTTGTTGCTGTCGTGAACGAGAACGGTGATCTCCTCTTCCATGAAAGCGAGCATTGCGGCCTTGTCGCCGTTGATGGGGCGATCCACCACTTCGATTCTCGCCGGGTCCAGTGATTGCCTTGCCGGTCCCTCCGACTTCATAACGCGAGGGTGATCCTGCCCGACCGTCTCGGCAGCCGAGTCCACGTCATTACGACGCGAACGGACTGGCCGTGTCTTCTTTTGAGCTAACGGTTTCGAGTGCTTCAAACGGGGCATGCTGTTCTCCTTGATGAAAGGGCCCTAGGCCCCGAAGGGCCCGGGGGTATGTGGGTCGCGGTTAGCTGACCCGATAGGCTACGAACGTGTCGGCCGCGGTCCACCGGAACCGGAAGGTTCCAGTAGGCGCTCGCGACGTCGCGATGTCGGCCACAACGCCAACGATCGCATCGCCGACGATTGTTACGCCGGTATCCGCCGTCAACGTGATGAGGTCGGTCGTGGCGCCAAGGTTGATGATCGTCAGATCGAATGAATCATTGAGTGACGCTTTCGGCCTGAGAGCGAGTAGCGCATCTTCCAACAGCGCCCCGGTCAGGACGGTATAGGCCGCCGCTGCCGCTGGCGTTGCAACAAGAACGCCGCCAAGCATCTGCGCGGCCGTCAGAGTCACCGTGCCGGTTGACGTTTGCGGCGTCGGCATCGGTGAGAACAACTCGCCCGTCTCGCGGTAATAGCCGAGATCCATCGTGCTGATGGTGCCGTCGTCCTTCACTACATCGACAAGCGCGTTCTTCGCAATCCGCAGCACTTTGCGGACGATGACGTTGGTGAAATCTCTCCAAAGGTTCATTTAATAACTCCTTCTGTTTTCGGAACCTTGCGGGCATCGCCAGGCCGCCCGAAGGCGGCCCAGCTATCCCAGTTAAAAAACGTCGCTTACGCGACGATTGGACCGGACGGCTGACCGCCCAAGAAGTCGTAGTACGTCGCCGTGCAGCCCGCCGCATCCAGATCCGTCGTGCCACCCGTAAACGTCACCGCAACGGTTGCCATCCGAAAACCTCCGAACGGGCAGGTATTGGCCGTGGGTTCCGGCCAGAACAGCGCCGCGCCCTTTGCGATGTCGGTCGTGAGAACTTCCACGCCCTTCGTCACAGTCATTGCCAGAGCAGCATCCACACACAGCATGTAGAGGCACTCGGTGTCCGCCGCCTGAAGGGGGAGGGCACCCGGGGTGCTTGCCGTCGAAGCGTCGTCTACCTTGTAGTAGCCTAGGCCGTCGATGGCGAAGTTAACGCCCGTGCCGTCCGGTGCTGCGGTAGACAGCTCCGCAGGGGTAGACCCGATGCCAATACCAGCCTTTGTGAAGGCGCCGGTAAAGCCACGGGGGATGTCGAGAGTTTCGTTCATTCGTTTCTCCTGATCCTTTCTTCATGGGACGGCCTCAACTAGGCCGCCCCTCGTTTCACTGCTTGGTCAGACCTGGCCGTCTTCTTAGACGTCGGTCACGCCGGCTTCGATAAGAGCCATCCAGCCCTGATTGGTGATTTTCACCGCCGACCAGAACGAAGAGCCCACGTAGCCGCGCTGCCCCAACGGGTCCGACTTGTCCTTCTGCGTGTGCGGAAGGTGGACCAGATTGAAGCTCGACAGACCGCGAAGAGCCACGTCGAACGCCGCCTCTTCCCCCATCACGATGTAGGGATAGACGTCCACGTTCGCCGCCCCAACGGACACAAGGCCCGTAGCGCCCACCGCTGCACCACCGGCCAGGTACGGCGCCAGTTCCGGGCTCGTAATGAACCGGAACTCTTCGCACGACCCCAGCTCGTTCTCGTTGATCGGAGAACGATTGGCGTACTTCGACACAGGGACGAAGTTCGGCAGATCACGGATGTCGGGTTCGGCATCCGTATGGACGAACACGCAATACCCGCCTTCAATGGCGGATGTATCGTAGTTCGGCGAAGGCGAGAGAATCCTCGTCTTCTTCTTGGCGTGGTTCGACTTCAGCGTCTTCACAGACCGGCGGATGATGTTCAGGCTGATCGCCAGATCCACCGTCGCGCGCGTTGTTCCGCCCGCGAAAATGACGTTGGTGCAGGACTTGAGTTCGCCGTAGCGAATCATTTCCCGAACCAAGCCCATCCGCTCCCCGACCTGTTCCTTCATTTCCTCGGGGATGTCGTCCTCGTACAGTTCGGCGGTCTTGTCGCTGTAGCTGTAGAGGCACCCGTATTGCTGAAGGGTGACTTGCACGTCGACAGGCGTCATCGTGTCCGCCGTCGGCGTCACGCCCTCTGCGAGGATGTGATTGACGGCGATCGCGGCGGGCCGGTTCTCTGTGTCTTGATCGACTGCGGTGGCCCCGAACGGAAGCCAGCGCCGATAGATGACGTTGTCTCCCTTGTTCTTGGGGTGTGGCTTCATCTTGCAGCCAAGGCTGAGTACCTCGACGTGCATCGCATGCGCCAAGGTTTCACCCTTGACTTTGTTAATGCGACCTGCGGAAGTTGCGTAGTTCTGCATTAAATGCCTCTATTTTTTGGACCCCGCAACGGCGTTGAATCCGGCTGCGAAGGCCTGTTCATCACTGATCGCGGAAGCGCCCGCTTGCTGCGCACCCCCTACTGGGGTGGTAGCGCGCTCTAACCTCTCCGACCGCTTGTTGCGGTTCTGTGCGCCCGTAACGACTTTCGACTGATGCCCCTTAAAGGCGTCGATCAACGTGATCGCGTCTCTGGCGCGCTCGCTATCAGCGAGCGCCTTCATGTCCGTGGATTGGCCCGAGAGCCAACCGTCGAACTCCTTAGACCTGATCGCAGATTCCCAGTCCCAATCACCATATTTCGAGTCGATGCGCGAAAACTCTCGCGCCCGAGCATGAGATTGCTGAATGGCTGGGGTGACTTGATCGACTACCTGCTTGGTCAGAGCGCCCGTATCCACGGCCCGTCCTCCGGCCGAAATGCGCGCGTTCATCGCTTGCAGTTCCTTCTGCACGGGCCCGGCAAAATCAGGGAAGTCCTCCATCAAGGTCTTCCACGATTCCGGGTCCGCAAGGGCAGCGGTGATTTGCTTGTCGGTGGGAGCATCGCCCCCAGTCCTCGCGGCGGCCGCTTTCGCGCTCGCCATCGAGGTATCCAACTGGCTCTTCAATCCGCCCAAGCTACCGAAGATGCGCCGGACCTCTCCGGGCAGCTTTCCAAGCTCGTCTAACCGCTCGCGCACGACTGCGGGGACGCCTTCCCAAGGGTCCGGCTGCGCGGCGGTGGCATCTACCACGGCTGCGCCAGCATCGGTCGCGCTCGCCGCATCATCTGCGGTAAGGGCGGCCTGGTCGGCCTTCTTGGCTGCGTCCGCGTCTGCGTCCGGCTCACTGCCGGAGACTCGGTTAAACCCGTCAGCAAAAGCTGCCTCGTTCTCTACATCCTGCTTGGCAAGCTCTTCCGCGGTCGGCTCGGTCACTTCTTCGGTTGCTACTACTGTTTTGTCGTCTGTCGTTGTGGTTTCCACAGTTCCGCCTCACAAACAAAAAAGCCACCCAAAGGTGGCCGGTAAGCGAAGGTCTATCGGCTTACGCCGATTCGTCGTCCGCCTCAGTCTGCGGGGCTGGCTTGTCCAGCGCCGCGAGATTCCTTAGCTCCTCGATCTGGCCTCGCAGATGCGCGGTTTTAACTTCATCGAGTGGCCTATCATTCTTCTCACGCAGCCGCTCGATGCGCTGTTCTGCGTATTCTTTGATCGTCTTCCATGCCGACGTAACTCGCTCGCTATCGGTCAGCACGGGGCCGCGCATGGGGGTACTCACCCGCCCGGCCTCGCGCGATACCAAAGCGATCCCTTCTCGCCCTCGTCGGCCTTCATGCAACTGGCGCCGGCGACTATCCGGCCCATGTTGTCCTCGTCCTTCACCCAGTCAGGGACCTCGTCGGAGTGGATCGGATGCCAGTTATCACGCCCATTCACGGATACCTCGATCACCAAAAACGCCGTTCCCATGTCACTCCCTCACTGTTGGTAAGACTCGCCTGGCGCTGCCCGCCCCGCCGGTTCGCTGGGCGGCTTGAGCGCGAGTTTCGTGCGATTTCCTTCCGTCGATAGGTCTCTCTGAGCCCTGACCTTCATCACGACCTCCGCAAGGCTTGTGCGCAGCGTGTCGGTTGAAATATCCCGCTCGTCTCTGGACGTCAGGTTGTGAACCAGAAGCTCGAGCTCTCGATCCAGCGCGTTGTCGTTTTCCTCCCAATCGCGGCGGCGCTGATTCTCTTGTTCGTCGAAACCCCGCTCTGCGCCAGCGAGTTTTTCCTCGAGCATTCGCGAGGCATCTTCGGACGCCTTGCGGATTTCCGCCACTTGCAGCCTCGGGTCCTGCGGGCCATCCTTCATGTTCTGGACGATCTTCTTCCACTCTTCGTCGTCGTAGTCGAAGCGTGACGGATCGAAATGCTGGCTTATGAGCATTTCGTTGAACCACTTCTTCGGGTCCTTCCCGAAGCGCGGATCGAGTACAAGTCTGCCCATGTCCACGATTTGCTGATCCTGAATGTCGCGCTCCACAAGCGCGCTCGATCCTAGAGCGTTCAGGACGAAGTCGCCCTTTTCATCGTCCTCGCCGTGCATGAGCAACCAGTCGTAATAGCGCCCGACGTGCGGCTCGGTCATCCTGTCGTCGAACAGCCGCGCCATGCGCCGCAAAACGGTAGAGGCGTTGGTGTTTAGTATCTGAGTTTGGCCCAGCGTGTTGGGCTGCCTGTTGCCCCTCGTACTCGGTCCCATCTGCCCTTGAAGCAGCATCGGTAGCCCGGTCACGTCCTCGGCGAGCTTCAGCCCGAACTGGATAATCTGCATCAGCTCGTTGACAAGCATGTCCACCTTGACGACGCCGATCGCGTAGCGCGCGTCCGTCATTTCGTCCGCGTCTTCGGCAATGTAGTAAATCTTGCGCGGGCCCAGCCCGGCCACACCGTTCGCTGGGTAGACCACGCCTTGCCTGAAAACGATCATCGGCCCGGCCGCGAGCCCGGCGTTGTCCATCAGGTTCCGGGTCGCCGCGACGACGATGCGCTGCGGCGTCCTGATCTGTCGGGAAACCCCGATGCCCGTCCAGTGGCCGGAGCGGCGCTGCCACACCATTACGTCGTATGGATAGTCGCCCGTCTCGAGGGGGTTCTCGGCTACCTTGATGACCCGGTTGTTGACCATCACGATCATCACCGGCATGAGCATCGTCTCGTCTTCGCACTTGCAGCCCGCCGCCATAACGTCTTCCCGGTCGGCGACGCCGTGCATGTACCAGATTTCAAATCGGTTCTTCTGGTCCTCGTCCGTCACCAGCAACTCAGGGGTCGGCTTGAATTCAGCTACCGCTCTGGTGGGCCCCTCGGTCAGGCAAGCGTCGATCTGCTCCTTGATGTACGCCTTTTGCTCTCCGAGGTCCTTCAGTTGCTTCTTGGTGACGTAGTCGCGTTCCCAAATATAGCTTCCATTGTGGATGTTCTCGCCACACGCGGCGTCTGGAAACAGGTTCCACGGGTCCACCCATTTCGAGACCGGCTTGATCTCCTTTTGTAAGACGAGTTCGCCGTCGATGAACTTCTTCTTGCGCCGCTGGATTGGTATTGGGCCCTTCAGGACCCCGGTCCCGATGCGCGCAGCGTCCTCGATTACCTGCCGGACGTGCGAAGTCCAGCGGCACTCCTTGAACCAGTCATCAATGCGCTTCTGAGCCTTGGCCGCCTTTTCCTTGGCCGCCTCGATTTTCACACTCGCGTCTTCGCTGACTTTCGATAGCTGCTGCTTCGCGAGCCCCGGCTGCCCCGGGTTCTGCGCCGCGGCGGTCTGCACCATGCCGGCGGGGTACTGCCCTTTCGCCAGCTTCTCCTGATCGGGGATCGGCGTGGCCTTCAGGTCGAAGGGCCTGGCGCCGCCAGTCGGGAGAAGCATGTCGGATATTCGCGCTGCGGCCGCATCGCAGTAGGGCCGCGTGATGTTCGGGAACACGACGCTTTGCGTTGTGCCGTCCCTCTTCTTCTCTGACTCGGCTTGGCCGACGGGTTTGCGCCTCCACGTCGTCCTGAATTCGTGCCGGTTTGAATCGTCGACGCCGTGGTAGAACTCCTCGTCTTCCAGCCATTCGTCTTCAATACCTGACGCCTGGCGAGCGCGAATCGCCTCTGATCGAGTCTTCGCCAAACTCTCGCCGAAAGCGTTCAGCCGCATCATCATCCGCTCGCGCTCTTCATCGCTCATGGCTGGCGGCTCTTCACCCTCGACAGCTCCCTCGCCGGGCACTTGGGCGGACCCGTCTTCTTCCTCGCCCGGCTTTTTCATGTATGAAGAGATTGTTTCCATTTACATTCCCATGCCAGCGTCGAGAACTTGGTGTTCGACAGCCCTCGTAGGCGCGCGCGAACCAACCGTCTCGATCTTGTCAACGATCATTGCCAGTCCGCCGAAGGCGTCAGCGCCGTGTCTGTAGGGCGTTTTCATTGGTCGTCCGGGTTCCTGTGTCGTGACTGGCACCGCCCGTTGGAAGCGTTTCAAGCACTCCATCAGGACGTGGCAAGTCTCGGAATTCATGTAGACCCTCGGGAACATCGCGCGGGCCTGCGTGATCGGGTACTCAATACTTGGCGGTTGCTTGATTAGCTTCGGGCGAATCTTCAGGAACACCTTCAACTGATCCCGTGCGCTGATGCCCTGCCCGCCCTGCGTCTTGTGGCCGCCGTCGTGCGGCAGCCAGTGCTGGCCGTAGCTGTACGGCTTTTCCTTCAGAATCTTCGCCCACTCGTCATAGCGCAGGAACGACTCCTCCTCGTAGTCGATGATGCGAACTTCAGAGGAAATGCGCTGCGCGAAGATGACCGCGGTCTGGTCGTTCCAGCCGAGATCCCAAATCGTATCCACCGGAAGGCGTGGATCGTAGGGGACATCCTTGAAACGGCCCTGCTGGATCATTGCGCGCACTTCCTTGGAGTAGATCGCGCCTGGCACCGATGACCGGGGGTTGCCTTCCCAAACGTGGTCGTATTCCTCTTCGTCCGTCGCCTTCAGGTGCAGCCGTTCCTTTTCCAGCACTCCCGGGAAATACGGGTTGTCTTTCCACGTTACCCGCTGCACCCACGCATCCGGCGGGCTGCGCAGCACGAACCGCGTGTACGTGTCGTCGGTGTCGAGCTCCGGGTTGAAGCTGACCCAAATCTCCGAGTCAGGAGTTCGGATCGTCGGTATCAGGATGCCCCAGCTTCGCTTTGAAACCGTGTGGGCTTCCTCAACCCAGCAAATGTTGATGCCCTCGTAGGACTTCACGTTCTGGATGCTCAACGTGCGCAAGCCAACGAAGGTGAATTCCGATCCGTTCACGCCCTTGATAGAGTGTTCCTGCACTACGAAGAAGTCCACGATCCCCATTTCGATGATCTGGTCCTTCAGCAGTTGGTGGACCGACTCCGCAATGGTCTTCATCACTTCCCGGGCGCACAGGATGCGCAAGGGGTCCTGCATCGCTTTAAGCAGCAAGGCCCTCGCAAAGGCCCACGACTTCCCGCCTCCACGCCCCCCGTGGGAGACCTTGTAGCGGTGCGGCTCGAATAACGGCTTCCAGACCCTCGGGAACTTCGCATCGACTGCGATTTGCTTGGTCATACGAATTCGATCTTCGCTGAGACCTGAACAGGCCCGCCATCCTTCCCAACGTGTTCAAGCCGATCGCCGTACTTACCCGGGAGGAGCTTGGATGCCACCCACTTGCGCGCGTCTACCCGGTTCCTCTGGTGCTGCACCGCCGCGCTGTCGACGCGCAGAACTTCCACGTCCCGGCCGCCGACCGACTTAATATCCATCACCATCACCGGGTCCTCGTCGGCAATCGAAATGATCTCGTTGGCGTACATTTCCGCCTGCGCCTGGCGCGCGATCGCGTACAGATCGCGAAACTCGTCGTGCTTATGAAGCCATCGCATCACCATCGACCTCGATGGCATTCCAGCGAACTTCAGGATCCCCACCAACGATTCCCCCCCGGCAATGCGATTGCAAATCTTCAACGTGACCGCGCGCGAGTAGTACGAGAGCTGCCCCCTCCCGCGCTTTTGCGCCTTAATCTTCGCTGCCTTGCTGTACGTCATTTACCGTCGTCCTTTTCGTCTGATTCTTTGAATCCACTCGGAAACCACACCTTTAATCCCGCCCCATACCGCAGAGGCGAAATGCTTCCCGCCGAAGTGGTTTGCCGCAAAATGCTTGAGGGCCATCAGCCCGCATCGAGCGTGATGGCGGTGCGGTTGCCCTGCGCGTCATTGACGGAAATAACCCGGTCTTTCGAGTCCGCCACATCGCGGAAGCGTTCCGTCCCGGTCCCGCCACCAGTGACCTTGCCAGCAGAGACCGCCAGCAGCAGCCGCAAAGCCTGACGAATGTCGTAGCTCCCCTCGATCACCGAGAGCAACGTATTGACGTTAGTGACCTCGGTGTCCTTGGACAGATTGAACGACATGATTGCTTGCGCCACCGCCGTCACAGAGCCGGAGATCGCGTACTCGACAGACAGGTGGTTAGTCGAAGGCAAGTTCGTGATCGCCGCAATATCCAGAGCGCCCGTGTAGTGTCCGCCGCCGATGTCGGTCAGTGTGCGAGTCTTCTGCACCCAGCCGGCCGCCTTGAACGTGTCGTCGTCGAAATCTAGGTAATCGGTCCCGTTGCCAATCCGAACCTTCGCCGTCACCGTCAGCCCCGGGACTCCCCCGCCGTTGTCCACGGCGAGGAAAAGGGGCGCCGCGGTGTCGTCTCGATTCACTATCACCTGATACCCCGTCGTTGATATGGTGGCGCCAAGAACCGGAACCGTTCCGTCTTGCGTGTCGGTCGCCGCAAGGATCTCCGCAACCGCCGCCGCGAAATCGACTTGTGCGCCGACGGTGTCCAGAGCCGTAAGGCTTTCCGCAACGCTGGCCGCGTAATCCACGGTCGCATCGACCGTGTCCACGACGGTAAGCGTCTCGGCCACCGCCGCGTCGGCAGAGATCAGCCCGTCTACCGTGTCCGCCGCGCCGAGAACTTCAGCAACGGCCGCCACGAAGTTCCCGACCGCAACCTGCGAATCAACGGCCGAGAGCGTTTCAGCAACGGCCCCGGCGTAGACGACAGTTGCCGACACGGTATCGGCCGCAGACAGAGTTTCCGCAACCACCACGTTGAGCGCCCCAGCAACGGTAGCGTTTACCGTGTCCGCAGCGGCGAGCGTTTCCGCCACCGTCGCGGCAAAATCGACTTGCGCCGTGACGGTTTCCACTGGGGTCAGCGTCTCAGCCATTGCCGCCGAGAAATCGACCTGTGCGCTGACGGTGTCTGCCGCCGCCAAAACCTCAACCACAGATATGCCAGCGGCGTAATCTACGCTCGCACTCGGCGTGTCCACCGCAGACAGGGTTTCCGCCACGGCTGCCGTGTGTACCACCGCCGCCGATTGCGAATCGGTGGCCGTCAGCGTCTCAACTACAGCTATGCCGCCGATGTAATCTGCGCCTGCATTCGGCGTATCAACCGCCGACAGTGTCTCGGCAACGGCTGCCACGAAATCAACTTGCGCGCCTTCGGTGTCCGCAGCCGCCAGCGTCTCCGCCACGGTCGGGGCGAAATCAACCTGCGCGCTTACCGTGTCTGCGGCCGCAAGCGTCTCGGCCTGGGCAGCGTTCAACGTGATCGTCGAGTCCTGCGTGTCGACAGCAGTCAGCGTTTCAGCAACGTCCCTCGGCGTGGTTCTCAGGGCGCTCTGCGTATCGGCAGCCGAAAGCGTCTCAGCTACGGTCGCGACAAAATCAACCTGCGCAGTTACGGTATCTGCGCCCGCCAGTATTTCAGCGACAGACGCCGAGAAATCGACCTGTGCGCTAACCGTGTCCGCCGCCGCGAGAGTCTCCGCAACGTCTCGCGGCGTCGTTCTGAGGCCGGTCTGCGTGTCCGTCGCGCTCAACGTCTCTGCGGTGGTAGCGACGAAATCGACCTGCGCAGTTTCCGTATCAGCAGCAGCCAACGTCTCTGCCTGGGCCGCAACGAAATCAACTTGCGCCGTCTCCGTGTCAGCAGCCGCCAACGTCTCAGCCTGCGCGGCCGAGAAATCAACCTGTGCGCTCACCGTGTCCGCAGCAGTGACGGTCTCGACCCGCGCACCGTCAAACGACGTACCGCCAACAGAAACCGTTACCTGCGGCGTCTGGGTGATCGTGTCCGCTACGTTCCCGTCATACAGCACCCGGAAGTCGTACTGGACTTCGCGCGAGTTGACCTTCGCCTCGACCGACCAGACATCCTCGCGGTTGCCGTTGTTGGCAACGTCAGTATTCGTGGTCGATGGGTTCT